AGTATCTTTAAACATATCTTTACCTAAACCAGCAAGTAACTCAGGGTTTTCCAACAAGTATGCAGTTAAAAAGTCAAAACCAGCGTCGTTCACGTAACTAAAACAACTTCAACAATTATAACACTAATATAAAAAATTTGTTTTCTTAACAAATCTTAAGTACTGAAAATCTAAAATTATTCTAAAGACACTCTTGCGGTCCCTACAATTCCTATACACTGCTCATGTCAATGGACTTTTTAATGGACTTCAATTTCAACTACGGGGGAATGACCCTCGACAAACCCGAAGCAGCAGCATTGCTTCAAGCTTCTTCATCTGACACGCAGCTTTTTGAAATAGACCTAAGTAAGCTCATTGATGTCCGATTAGCGGACAGCGACAAGCTGTTCAAACTCAGCGTTGATCAGCAGAACCCTGCCCTGGCATCGCTGGCGTTCAAGCTGGCTACAGCGAATGTCCCCACGATGCCCAAGGCCGCTCACAAGGTGGTTATTACAGACAAGGCACCAGTACCAAGCTCCACCAGTCGAATGCTTGGTATGGAGCCCCTTGAGATCATTGCAGACTTAAACAAGTCCGCGTGTTATCGCAGTGTAGGCACAGCTTTACTGCTGCACTACGCGAACAGCTCTAATCTTCGAGCAATGAGGGACATTGCTAGTGAGTTTGTCAACGATTGTCTGACAACGCATAAGATTAAAAAGAGTTCAATTGCTTTTCGTGGCTTTACTCAGAGTCCCGATGGAAAGCTTGAGCCCGTAAATAACGGACCGAATATTCCACGCCGAAACACGTATCCGGTCAGCCCAATTTATATTTCTCTCCGCGAGGGTTTGATCTACTGTGAGCGTCACGAGCTATTGTCCATTTATCAAAACTATTCGGTCGGATCTCTTCGCGCTAACTCCAGCCCAACTGCTGAAAAACTAAAACGAATGTATTACGCATTCAAACTGACCGATAAAGGAAGCCAAGTTAAAGAATATTGGGGTGATATGGAATCTTTTATTGTTAAGTTCTTCAAATCCCGGCACGTTTGATCATGACTTTAATTTTTAAACAAATTCAGCTAACACCGGCTGCTGAAAAATGCGTTTTAGGCATAGTTGAAATGCTGCAAGAGGGATTTGAAGAAGGTCTGACAGCACACGAATTGCACTCGTGTATGCGGTTAGCCGTATCGAGCGAAGTAAACAAGCATATAGACGAGGCAACTAATTACAGTATGTTGCTACGGAAAATAGATGAGCCTAATCTGAACCGCTTTGTGGAGGAAGAAGACGAGGAGCAAGAAGAGGTGGAGGAAGAGGAAGAACCCGACCCGAACGACGTATATTGACCTTATAGTAAGTGGCGTCCTCGCCCTTCGGGCTGCGGGGGCGCCTTCACTATGTATAACCAAACTTCTAATGAACATCAAGTACATAACGACACCATTTGATTACACCGATTCCATTCAACTCCTGACCAAATACACGAAGCTCTGTCTCGACTTTGAGACCACGGGGCTCCAGGCCAGCATTGCCAAACCTCGACTGCTGCAGCTATGTGACTCAGATCCTGCTGTCGAGGACCGCACCGTTTACGTATTCGACTTATTTAAAGTACCCGCTGACTTATCTTTGAAAGACTTGATCGAGTCACGGGAGATGATAATCGGACAAAATTTAAACTTCGATTTACAGTTCTTACTTTCTTTAGGCATTGACTTTAAGGGTAAAATCTTTGACACATATGTAGCCGAGAGGATACTACGTGCTGGTTTTAAGGAGAAGCGCATAAGCCCTGTGGCACAGAAGACTTACTTTGCTGACGTATCTTGCAGCTTGAAATCAATAGCCTTACGTCGTCTTGAAATAGAACTTGACAAAGAACAGCGTCGAACAGATTGGTCTCAACCAGATCTGACGTTAGAGCAAATCGAATACGCTGCTACGGACGTTGACATTCTCCCACGGATTGCCGCAGACCAACTAGAGGAACTCCGCGAAGAAGCTCTGACTTCTATATACAGTATTGAATCTAGGTGTATCCGTCCGGTTGCTTTGATGTGCTACACCGGATTTGGTGTTGATGTTACAAAACTAAAAGGACTGCGAGTCACCCTAGAGGAAGATCTTCGTCTAAAAACGGAACAGTTCATTACGGAATTGGACTCAAGGCTGCCTGACAAAAATAAACTTCCCAGAAATGCTGAAGGTTTGATTGCGATCGGAAAGAAACCAAAGAAAGAGTTTAACCCAGGAAGTCCAGTTCAAGTAATTGCAGCTTTTACAGCTTGCGGAATTTCACTGCCTGAGGATTTGACTTCAGGTAAGCCCACGCTCAATCAAATCGCTTTGTCTGAGTTTGACAGCGATGATCCGACGATGGTGTTGTATAGGGAAAGGGCAAAAATAGAAACAAGGCTAGAGCACATAAGTAAGCTTATTAATAATATTAATCCTGTAACTCACAGGATTCATTCTGGATATAACCAAGTAGGCGCCAACTCTGGACGCTTTACTAGTAGCGGTGCTCCTAAGACAAAGGTAAAAGAGGTAAAGTCAGTATTTTCCGTAAACATTCAACAGGTTCCTCGATCGAAAAACTTTAGAGAATGTTTTGTTGCAGCTCCGGGTTTCAAGCTTGTTATTTGTGACTGGGCTCAGATTGAGTTGAGACTTGGGGCAGAACTGATTAATATTCCTCAAATGAGGCAGGCATTCATAGACGACATAGATTTACACACATTGACAGCTAGTTTAATATATAAGATAGCGATTACAGAAGTTACTAAAGAGCAACGACAAGAAGGAAAGACTTTGAACTTCGCCTTGTTATATGGGATGGGTTATCGCAAATACAAGACATATGCCGCACAGAGTGGTAAGATGTTAACTTTATCCGAAGCCAAAGTAGCTCACGCAGCATTTCATTTGGCCTACCCACGGCTGAGAGCTTGGCATCACGAACGGGCAGCTTTAGTGCAAGATGGATGGGCTTATGTCCGGACGGCTTGCGGAAGGCGCCGTCTGCTGAGTTATGACGACGCGACGATGATGTGTGCTGCAAACACGTTGGTTCAGGGGAGTGGAGCTGACATACTTAAGATTGCAGTAGCAGAGCTAGGTACTCATTTAAATGACAACGTTAAGCTAGTGGCTTGTGTTCATGATGAACTAGTACTAGAAGTAAGAGAAGATCTAGCAGAAGAGTATAAAGGTATCTTGGAGAGAACTATGGTTGAAGCAGCAGAAAAAATACTATCATCGGTACCAGCATCCGCCGACGCATCAACCGGAGATTCATGGGCAGCCAAATAGCCGAACTTATTAAAATTCCTGATAAAACTAAAAAAGATGTATTTGCTATCCGAACACAACTGGGTTACCACGGCGGATTTCGTATCGATGCGGAAGTTTACCTGACCGAAGAGATGTTTGACTCTGCCTTACGCGCAGCAAACAAAGCGAGATCTCTCAAAAAAACATTTGTTAAGTCTGCAAACATTAAGAAAAATGAAACCTCCAAAAAAATGACTAAACTTGCTACGACCCCTCGTTTATACACAGAGGCCGAGATGGCTTCCCACTCCAAATTGAAGTTCAAGGAGACGTGGACCATCATGTCTAAGGATGGACTGTACGTCCACAGCTACTTACAAAATAATAAAGTGGCGGAGTACTCTTCCAACAGAGCCAAAGCAGAGATATTTAAAACATACGAAGAAGCTTTGTTCAGGTTAAGGACACTGGACATGATCAGCCCTAAACGTCACGTTTTAAAACGGTTTATGGTTGAAAACATTGATCCGTCTAGTTGCTAAGATAGAGCAGATCTTATTTGCGGTTATGCGGTTTGCTGGAGATACTTTTAGTCGTGCTGAGTCTCCCGACAACAATGAGGAAGACTCTGTGTTGACTTCGTATTTTTCAGATTTACGTAACGTATACAAACCTAAATTTAAAATAAAAGCTAAAAATTCTTCGGCTACGGGAGGAAACTCACCTTCTTCTCCTACTGTTTAAACCCTTTAAACCGAGTACAAGTAAATGGCGTTTAGGTTAGCTGGACAAACACTAAAAACAGGATCTTCTTTTAGTGCCGGGGACACATTGTTTCCTGATAATTGGCTTGCAAACTCTACACCAGAAGAACGACAAAAAATAGGTATAACCGAGACTCCCGATACTCCTACTGCCAACGATACACAGGAACCTATTCGACTAGCGGGTGGCGAAGGGCCGACATCAAGCGCAGATAACACAGATATTTCGTTGGAACCTAGTAAACCAGAATCTGGTCCAGGTAGTGACGCAGAATGGAATACTTTTCTGGAAGCTGTAGGAGCAGGTTTTGATGGTAGTGAACCTAAAGAAATCGCTGGTAACCGCTTCAGCGTTTCTGATGCAGGATTAACTTATAACAAACCATCACGTGGCTCAGCTTTAAGTTATGGATTGAATCGAGTAGAAAAACCAGTCGAAAAGCCTATTGAGACTACTTTACTCCCGGCAGCTCCGGCAGCTCCGGTTGCTTCAAATAAACCTGCTGCTGCCACACCGCCAACTGGAGGTACTAGTTCAGTAACCTACACCCCTCCCGAAGCCCATAATCAAGAAGATAATAATATAGACTTTGATTCTTCGGAACCGGACTATAAACCTACTATAGACATACTGCCGCCGTTTAATGATGTAGTAGGTGTAGTCCCGAAAGATGACACGCCTCCGGCACAAGAAAAACCTCCAGAAGAAAAGCCAGCTAGCACTCCAGAGATTTTGGCTATGTCTAGGTTTGTAAACCCTTCTACGGGGCAACACTTGTACACCAGTAATATTGACGAAGGAAATTCAGCAGGACTTTCGACGGAAGGTCAAGCGTTCCAGTTATTTAAAGATGCAGGTCAGACATCTGGAACTTCAGATGTTTACAGATTATTTAATCCCGCAACAGGTAATCATTTCTACACTGCTTCAGCCGATGAAAAAGATGTAGCGGCAGGTGCGGGGTATACCGTAGAAGGAAAGGTTGGCGCAGCATACACAACACCCACTGAAAATTCAACAGCTGTAGAAAGATACTTCCAAGCTGCCACGGGGCAACACTTCTATACAAGTGATCCAGAAGAAGCTAAAAATCTTGGCGCACTTGGGTTCCAAAAAGAAGGTGTAGCATTCTACACACCAAACGCAGCTTAGGGAGCACAAAGTCTTGCTTAGCAATAAAAAAAAGTTAACATTGTTGTTAGCGACTACGAATAAAAGGTATATTCTATGAACAACAATAAAGATTATCAACTTGAAGTTATAAAAAACAAAAAATTTGTAAAATTAGCTTTAGATGCTAGTAGCAGTAACCACGCTGTGGCCCAAGCAGAAGACATATGCCGTGCATTAGATGCAACTTCATTTGATTTACGATACACAAAATATAAAGAAACTTCTTTATCTACTTTATTTAAAAAGTTAGCTACAAATATGTACGATTACAGAGTATGTGAACCATGGACAGAGACTTTTAGTAATAATGTTCCTTGCATATATGTACTTGAACAGCGGTACTATGTGCGAAATTTAATTCTTAAATATTTAGATATACCTAAAGAAGGAGCTATAGCTCGCCCAAGTTGCAATTGCAAATCTTGCATAAACCCATACCACTTTTCGTACAAATCCGGAAAAAACTCAAAATTAACTGGCGCGGACACCAATATGCTCCTAGCATTTCTAGGCCAAGGTTCTGGGGTGACCCAGGCTGCCAAGGCACTAAAAGTCCATCGTTCAACTATTTACCGGAAACTAAACCGTGAATGTCTTTCTACTCGGTCTGACGATCACAGATCCAGCTCAAGAAAATGAAGGCGTAATCAACGTCCTAGCTGACTCTCTCCCATCCAACGAAAAACGTGTACACACCAAAGTTCAACTGCTACAAGACAAAAACCACTACGTAGGGAAACTACTTCAGGATCTTAAAAAATCAGACACCGTGTTAGCAATTGGACCCACGCGGCCAACGCTAGACGGAGTTCTTCAGATGCAGCCGATGCTGGTTGTAACAAGAGATAACTTCGACGATCTGTTGGCAATCAACTTATTCATTGCGACGGGTGGTCTTGGACCCAAGTCCGATGAGGTTGAACTGTCAGATACAACAGTAACCAACAGGTCTCTTGCTTGGCAGTCTGAAAATTCAGAAACTAACTGGATAAAGCTGACAGCTTGGGCCGAGCTTTCTAAGCAACTCTCAGAGCTAGCGCCCGGAACGCCCACGATCGCCGTCGGTAAAGTTTCTACAAGCGAAAAAGACGACAAAAACTACCTAAACTACACTCTGGACAAAATCCTCTACCTTCCCAAATCTACGAAGTCCGCACCCAAGAAAGCTGCTGATCCTGAAAAAGGAAAAGTAGCCGCAGCGGCTATTGGTTCTATTGATTTCTCCCTCTGATCTAGGTATCTAACTATGGTATTTATCGCTGGCAACTTTTCTGAAGACGAAATTCTCGCTAACGTTCCTCCTCACACACTTCGCATTGATCTTCAAGCTCGTCGCTGGAAGTCAGACGTAGACTCAGACTCTGCGATTGTGGATGCGAACGACAACGGGATCCCCATTGAGTTCATCCTCATAGGCTTTACGCCTTACTTTGGCAACTTAGGGATGCGGAACCAAGAGGAGTTTTTACGCATCGCTTTCATTGGTGTGTCCCCGAACCATCGGCTGCTCCCGCCACGCTGTGTAACCACGGCGATGATTTCTGGTAAATCCAGCCAGAAGAACTTTATCTCTTACTTCCAGACCCTGTATAACAACAGGATTAACTGTGCCTCCGTGGTAACGAGCAGCAAGTTTGTAACGAAATCTTTTAACGAAAGGGATCCTGTTACAGGTGCTGACGGAGCCAAGATCAACTACAACGCTCTGGACTTTAAGGATCGTCCTGCAGAAAGCGCCGAAGAAAAGAAACTCGTCGAGGATATCAACGAGTGGCTTGCAGTCGAAGGTGCTTCATCCGCAGCACATTGCCTTAAATCGCACATTCCCGGCGCCAACTTGGTGGAACTGCCTTTGGGTTCAGACCACGCGGCGATCAAAGCTCAGTTTGCAACCGAGAACCCCTCGCAGATTGGAGGATCTTCAGGGTTCCAACCTTCGCTGCCCTCCGCTAACGCAAAGGATACAGAGGAAGCTCCTGCCGCCCCTCCGCAGCCCAAGCGCAAGAAAGCGATGGAGCTTACAGAGGAACAGGCAAAAGCCCTAGGGATTGACTTCTAGGCTACAATTCCCTGTTGAAGCCATCCGAGCACCGTACCCACGGTGCTTTTTTTATGGCAATCAGGTAGACACAGGATTACGTTTGATTTCCTGAGGTGCAAGCAACGTATCGAACGAAGGCAAAGTTACACCAGTTCGCACACAGTGTTTAACTAAACAACTAAAAAGCCTATTCCGTACAAGTGACTGTTTGTGTACCATATCAAATAATTTAAGTAAATCTTCTTTCTCTAGTTTTTTGGCGTCCATAAGGACTTGTTGATGTATAAAGTTTTGTTCCGTATCAAGCCATTCAAAACTTAACATGCTTTTAATGTGATCCGCCTAAATCTAGCAGACACCCTATGGACAGACAAGGTTATTTGCATTACAGTTCGGATCCCAGCATGATCCTTATGAGCGAATTTTATACGATTCCCTCCGGTGTCACCCATACCTTGGTAAAACACACATTTATAACTGGTTCTGTGCTTGTGCCTTTTGATCCAGATTTAACTTTATCTACGGAACTTAAACGACACAATTACACCGTAACGACAAATACAGATATTGAAAATATAACAGACCCAAATTGGTGGGTCGGAATGCGCGAACAAGCATTTGATTGGGTTATCTGCTCAACAATGGGTTTGAAGTCTCTAAGCGAATTCATCTTGGAATATGGTATGAACATAGCGACGAATGGAGTCGCCGTACTGGACAGGCTTTCGTTTATCGAACCGGTAGCACGACGCAAAACATTCCTTCTAAAGAATAAATTGTCGAATATGGTGGTCCTGTCTCCACGCCCCCGATTCAGGTCCATCGGTTCAACGAAGGACTCAGTAACAGCCTGTTGGTTTGTCTTCCAAAAACCCGAATTGTGGAGAGATGGTACGATGATCTCTTATGCTGTAAATTGGGAAGACATTGGAGCCCTACCGGAGCTGCCGACATGAAATCACGAGCAGAAAAATTTGAGGCGTTTCAGAAGTCCGTCTTGAACCATCTGACTAAACTAAACGATAAACTAGATAAGCTTTGTGCGTTATCTGTGTCGAACCAGCTTCTTCAGGAATGCGTGGGACCAGACGGTACTCCTAGGTCCGCTGAGGAATGTGGAGAAGTCGTAGTGGAATCCTACATGGCAGGCATGTGTATGAGCGAAGAACTGGAAGCCCATACGAAAGATTTTCGTTACCAAAAATCCGAGTTCTTCTTAGATGATGATGAAGAAGAAGACGATGATGAAGAAGACGAGGACGAAGAAGGACCGGACAATACTATTTTCAATCCGCCTCGATTACCAGTAAATGCATTCTGATCTAGATGCGCTAGAGTTTAATTAATTCGACACGTTGTTGTGTCCCAGACAAGACTTACGTTAAATGGGCTTCGTCATTACAATTGTCAGGGAGTTCCTAGACCACTACCTTCCGTAACAAGTGTATTGTCTGCCACACAGACAGCGGAAACTCAACAAAAACTGGCTCACTGGAACATAATGAATCCTGGTGTTGCAGATGCTGCAGCAGCCCGAGGAACTTGGATACACAATGCAGTTGAAAACTACATCCGTGGTTTAACCGTTAGACCTTCCGCAGAATTGATGCCGTTCTGGGAAGATCTTCCTGAGAAACTCGATGAACTTTTTGAAGGCGGAAAAATTCTGTGGTCAGAAAAGCCCTACAACCAACCACAGTGGTCCAAATTCGTAGGGGATGACGGTGTTGGGCGGATACATTATTACGATGAAGTAACTGGCCACGGGTATGCTGGCTGCCCTGACATTGTTTATAAAGACGCTACCGGAGAGCTAATCCTCGGAGACTTTAAAACGTCGGCAGGTCCATATAGTTATAAATTTCCAAAAGCTAATAGTGGGCTAGACGAAAAAACCCGCAAAGCTCTTGTCAGCGGTGTGTTCAAGCTCAAGAAAACAAAACTTCAACTAGCTGCATACGCTATAGCAGCTGAGCACTGTCTGGGAACTAAGATTGAAAAGACGCGCATAATAGTAGCAACGCCTATTAAGGACTATTCTGTGCAAGTATTCACGTTTGGACCAAGCGAAGTTGAAAAAGATAAAGAGATGTGGATGGCCGTGCTACGCAAGTATTACGAACAAATTTAACCATCAATGCCGGGTTGCCCGTGGCGAGGGCTGTCTTGTCATGGCAAAATGAGTGAACGGAGTGAGTCCATGAATTTTGTTTGTTCAATCAATGAAGAGGTTCGCAAATACGTTAACAGCAAAACTGGAAAGATAAGTGTAGGCGGAAACTTTAAATCCTTTAACGAGAACTGGATTTCCACTAACACATCTATAGATCTTATAGCTGACCAAGTTAATCGAGGCGCAGGTCTTTGCGCGTGGCACTTAATAAACGGTAAACGAGTTAAAGACTCTACAGGATGTATTCAGGCGGGTCTAATAATCGTAGATATTGATAACCAGGCAGACGGAAAAACAACAGAAGGAGATAAAGTACAGAAACAAGAGCTTACTGTTGAGCAGGCTCTAGAACTAGATGTATGCAAGAAGTATCTTTCGTACGCTTACTACTCGCCTAGTTCCACGCTGGAGTGGCCTCGGTTTCGTTTAGTTTTTGGGTTAGAGAAAGTAATAATTGATCCTGAGTTTTTTCAGTGGTTTACTCGTAAGATATCTTCGGCAATTCCGGGTTCAGATCGTCGAGCAACATCAACAGTTAACTTGTTCTACGGTGCAAAAGATAACTCGGAAGTTATCTGTTTAACCGATAAGTTCATACCAGAAGATAAAATAAGTCAAGCTTATCTCTCGTTTTTAGCAGAGCCTAAGGAAACAAATTTAGAGAGTGACCCTGAGGACGCTTTAACAATTACGCAAGCTTATGACGGGGTTGACTTAGCTAAGTTAGTCAGTAACTCTGTTAAAGCAATTTTGGACGGGGATCCGGTAGAGGATCGCTCGTTTGCCATGGCAATGGCCCTCAAAGAAATCATTGGGTGGACTAACTGGCTAAAGGAAGCAGGTCTGACCGTTCGTGAGAACCCTATTGACATAGCACACCGTGCGTTCTATGCTCTGTATGACTACGCCCCCGAACTAGACGGCAAATTTACCCGCATCCTTAACAGCATCACAGATGCAGTTTCACTAAAACCTGCGATTTCAATCGCTGCTGAAAACGGTGAAATAGCTCCTTGGAAAAAAATAAAGATAAGCAACAAGGAGATCTATGATGCTCAGTGCCCAGATG